CTGACTTCTTTAATAACGATAACTGGACACGGCAATACAGGGGTATTAACCCGAGATCTGGAGAACCCATATCTGTAGGTAACTGGTACACACCTGGTGGCGCTAGTGCAGCACCGGTTAACACAGCACCAGCCGCAGCACCGGTTAGCGTGGCACCAGCTGCAGCCGGTGGTTCAGCAATAAACAACGATCCTTTAGTACAGGGATTAGCTGATAAATTCAGAAATGATGAATGGCGTGGCCGCGGACCACAGACTATTTATCCAGTAGATTCGCTAGACACCCAGTTCGAGCCCACACCTTTACATGTGGATCAAGGCCAGGATATTACACCAGAGGAAAAACCACCGTGGTGGAATCAAGTTGGTGAATTCTTAGGTACAACGTGGGAAGGGGCTAAAAAACTACCAGATTACGTGCCAAATCTAGCAACATCTGTACCAATAACTAGTACTCTACCACCCGAAACAAGAGCAGCAGAAGCTCTCAATTATCAACATTTACCAAGCCATATACAGCAATTACTATTTATGCAGGATGCTGGGATTGGTAGAAAAGGCCCAGTAGATCGCAGAGAACTAGGGCTGCGCAGGAATGATCTCAGCCGGCTTATGAGGCGCGGCGGCATGAACCCAAGAAATTGGGGCGGATAACAACCAGGACAATAAATTAATGGACATTTTAGAAATTTTTAGGCAAGCAATTAAGAGTGGTGGCGATCGTCTTGGGCAACAGTTTTCTCCAGTGTCAGGCGAGGAGAGACAGGCTAATATGAATCAGCAGCCTAACTTCCCTGGTTACAGCACTCCAGCCGGTGCGGACGCTGGCGGTATAGCTGCTCAGTTTGCGCCTCAAGGTGCTAGACCCCATGGATTCCCTGGGGTTGACGACATGCAACGCCATCGCGGTACTGGGCACACTGTACCTGATGCTACAAGGTTGGATATAATGGCAGGTCATGACACTGGCAGAGACTATGGTTACGAAGGCCCTGGACAATACCCAGCCGATGTGGTTGATCGCGTTCTTATTGAAGAGCAGATGCGCCGCAGGAATAGAACCATGCCTGGTTCACCGGTGAATTACTAATGGCTTGGTCAAAAGGAGAGAGTGGTAACCCGCGTGGTCGTCCACGAAAATCTCAAAAAACCATGGCCCAGCTAAGAAGTCAGATATCTGAGCATTTGCCTGATGTTATCGAGGTTCTAGCCGGCGCCGCCAAAGATGGCGACGTTCAAGCTGCTAGAATACTGGTAGAGAGATGCGTTCCATCTATGAGGGCTATAGACCAGAACGTTAATATTAATGATTCAATGCGAGAGCTTACAGATATCGAGCTCGTAGACCTGATTAAAGAGTTCGAAGACAACTTGGAACAGGTTCCTGAAATAAAACACTAGGATATGTCATGCCAAAAGTAGAATTCCCATACAGCGCGTCTGGCCGCGCGGCTGCAAGCAAAGCCGTCGGTCTCCATCCCGAAGCGAGGATGTCCGGGGGAGGCGGCGGAGGTAATTATCCAAAACCTAAGCAGCTACAACCCCGCAAAAAGCCAAGGAGATCCGATGATGTACCTAGTGGTAACAAGGCCTATTAATTATGGCTCTGTTAACTGTAGACACGTTGTATACAGCGTATGATACCTACACATCAGCGGATGCTTTAGATTATGCTCTGTCACCAAGTACGCTTGCTGAGAAAATTGTTGACTCTAGTGCTTATCTTACTAAGGTAAACTCTCTTGCTGTTGGCGACAGCTATGGATATGAAAGAAATATATACGTGGCTGCTACACTAGATTCTGGGCTCACTTCTGGAGTTACCTCGACAGTGGCTATAACAGTAACCGGTGCAGATAGCTTCTCATCAAGTGGGTACGCCTTGGTAGGTGCTGAAGTAATATATTACGCCACTACAACTGAAGATGGTGGAGGGGTAACTACAGATCTTAATACGTTAACTAGAGCTTTAGCGTCTACTGTAGATGTTACCCATGCCACGTCCCAGAGTATATATGGTCTCGTTGATAGATCTATAATAACTATAGAGCATAACCAAGAGTTAGAAGTTTTCAACATAAATACTAGCGCAACTATAACCTCCTCTCAGTTCCCAAGTATTACCACACTTGATATGTATACTATTCCAGAGTCATTGGTTGCTATGGTAAAATATGTAGCATGAGTTTGTCTTATACGCTGGTTCACAGTTATCCAAGGGAAGAAATAAGGGCTATACTAGCAACAGAATTAACCAGGAGGGTCAAGGATGGGAAAGACAAATGGATTGCTCTTGAGGGACCCCAACGGGAGTTCGTTTATAGTGAGCATCCTCACATTCTCTTCGGAGGCGCCCGGGGAGGATCAAAATCTGTTGGAATGCTGTTGGCTTTCAGGAGACACGCAGAATTATACGGGGAAAATGCTCACGGGCTACTATTCCGTAGAACTTACCCAGAAACAGGGGAACTGGTTAAACTAGGCCAACACGTATTTGTTAAAGAAGGTTGGGAGTGGAAGGTAGGAGAAAGAAAATGGGTAAGTCCTAAGGGTTCGACCTTGCAGCTAAAGCATCTGGATGAAGATAACGATGCTATGAAGTTGCAAGGTTTTTCTGTAACATTTTTAGGCTTTGATGAACTAGGAAACTGGCCATCACCAGAGCCTATAGACTTGTTACAAGCTACAATGCGCTCGGCTGCCGGTGTTCCTACCCTTTTTAGGGCTAGTGCAAACCCTGGCGGGCCTGGCCACGGCTGGGTAAAAGAGAGGTACATCGATGCTATATCAGATGGTAGAATATTTATACCATCTAAGATAACAGATAACAAACCTCTGATGGATAATGATCCTGGATATATTGATAGGATCAAAGCTTCGGGCCCAGATTGGTTAGTTAAGGCGTGGTTGGATGGTGATTGGAATGTAGCGCCTGGTGCGTTTTTTGAATCCATTTGGGATCCAAAAGAGCACGTGGTAGAACCATTCGAGATACCTTTAGAATGGCGTAGGTGGAAATCCTATGATCACGGGTATAAATCCCCTGCGGGGTGCGTATGGTTTACTCAAGATTACGACGGCTGTATATATTTATACAAGGAAAGATATTGGGTAGACAGACCTAACGTTGGGTCAGAAACTCCAATAGAAAATATTGCAGAAGATATTTTATCTGCAGAGGTAAAGGAAAAAAAGGCAGGAATAAAATTCAGAGGAAACATAGCAGATTCAGCCATATTTATGCAGGATGGCAGACATAAGTCTGTTGCTGACGTATTTAATGATTATGGGGTTTTTTGGGAACCAAGCGCTAAAGGTCCGGGATCTAGAGTCCAGGGGCTTAACGAGTTTGTTGACAGATTAAACGCCAAATCCTTCAAGGTTTTTTCAAGTTGTAAGCATTGGCTTAGAACGGTGCCGTCATTGCCGGCAGACCCAAAAAGGATAGAAGATATAGATACTAAAGCAGAAGATCATTTGTTTGACGCTACAAGGTATGGGTTGATGCACAAGCGAGCGAAGTCTAAAAAACCTAAACCAAAGAAAACTGATCCTAATCCATTTACTCTAGAGTGGTTAGATAGGTTATCAGAACTTTACGAGGATTACGATGTCTGATTTAGAAATTAGTGGAATTTCTTCTACATTCCCAGAAGTTTCTACCTCTTCAAAGGGGTTGATACGAGAATTCCAGAACAATGTTGCGTTATCATATAGAAAATGGAAGCGACATTATAGGGAAATAGAACATAGTCGAAGATATGCGCTAGGTAAAACTACGTGGAGATCTCAAACTATAACAGCTGGCCAAGCTAATCAAGAAGCTGGCAGAATTGTTAAAGGAAATATTATTCATGCTACGTTACAGAATATTCTTCCTTTAATTTACGCTAAGAATCCAGAAATAAGCGTAAAGCCAAACGAGCATGTAGACCCAAGCGGTTACGAGTACAGAACAGCTGACTTATTTTCTAATACTCTTGAAGTGGTTCTTAACAGCTGTCTTAAGAAGGCAGAGTTAAAGCGTATAGCTAAGCAGGTACTGCGGTCTTGCATGGTTAGTAAGATTGGTATCATCAAAGTAACTTATCAGAGAGATTACATAAAAGATCCTTTGGTTAGCAGGCAACTAAACGACGCGCAGGAAAGTTTAGCCACTCTTATAGATACCATTAAAAAGGAAGATACTGTAGATTCTCAAGACAAGGACGCTCTAGTACAAGAGCAAAATATGATTGTTGAGAGTCTTGAGGCGCAGGCCACGGTTCTACGGCGCGAAGGATTAAACCTAGGGTTTGTTCGTCCAGAAGATTTTCGTATGGATACATCTCTAGATTCTTTGCAGGATTATAAGCAAGCTAGATGGATGGCAAACAGAACCTGGATGACCCCGAAAGAGGTTATGTCACGGTTTCAGCTTGATAAAAAAGGTATAGAAAAGTTTACTACTTACCGTAGAAACCAGAACGGTATACCTCAAAGGTTAACTAGAGATGCAAGCACTGGCGATTCCGAGGATGTAGCAATCGCTATAGCTATATGGGAATACTGGGATAAAGTTACGCAAACAGTATACACTTGGGCAGAGGGCGGAGAAGATTACGTAAAGACTCCATTCCATCCTGCTAAAATGGGCGATTGCTGGTTCCCGTTCTTTATCCTAGGTTTGAACTGGATTGACGGAGAAGAGTGGCCAATATCTGATGTAGATCTTTTAGAAAACCTACAAGATGAGTATATGACAATCAGAACCCAGGCTGCAAAGCATAGGGATTTGTCTGCACCATTTTATGTGGCTGACTCTAGTAGAATAAATTACGAGGATATAGAAACGTTCTCTAACGCCACTATCGGTGATATAGCTTTAATTAACGCTTCTGGCGCTGGTGTTAATACCGTATTTCAGCCAGCAGCTACCCCACCATTTAATCCTATGATATACGACACGTCTTCTATACGGTCTGACATAGAGTGGATTAGTGGTCTTGGTGATGCGGCTCGCGGTTCTGTTTCTAGATCAAAAACGGCTACAGAAGCTAATATATTACAAGAAGGTTTATCTACCAGGGTTAATGAGAAGGTAGATCTTTTAGAAGAGTGGTTAACCGATATGTCAAGGTTTGCTGCTGAGATATTGCTCCAAGAAATGTCTCCAGAAATGGTTTTGCAGGAAGCTGGTAAAAACGCTTTTTGGCCGCAACTAGATAAGCAAACGTTATACGATAAAGTAAACATCGAAATCAGAGCCGGTAGCACTGAAAAACCTGATAAAAATGTAGAGCAGATGCGGTGGATCGAGGTTATGCCAATTATAATGCAAAACATCGACGCTATACAGATGATGAGAGCTCAGGGTATACCGGATGAGTTTAATCCGTTCATTAACCTAGTAAAGGAAACATTTAAGAGGTTTGACGAAAGGATAGATATTACTAAATTCATACCGCCTATTCCACAGGATATAATGGAATACGCATCTCAGAACGAGCAGGTACAAGCAGCTATGCAAAGCGGCGGAAATAGGTATGGTGGTCAACAGGCAGGACAACCACCATCACCAGCAGGTGGTAGAGCAAATCCTGGATATGTTCAACAGGAGAACGCTCCGGCAAACCGTGTAAACCAAAGGTCTAGAAATAGGTATAGAACGCCTGAAGAGACAGGCCAATAAGGGAGAAACTGATGGCTCAACCAGCAACGGAACTGAGTAACGAAGAACTTTACGACTCGACAAAGGATGTACTGTCCCAAGCTCTTGACGGCTTACAGCAGGAGAAAGAAGGGGGCGATGGCGAAGATGTAGAATTAGACTTAGAATCATCTCCAACATTTGACGAAGCTCAAAAAGAGCAGGAAGCCAGTAAAGATGAACCGGCTGAAGAAGTTAAAAAAGAAGCAACCGTTGATGATAAATCTAATGAAGAGGCCGTTGAAAAAGTTGAGAGCAAGGAAGAAGAAAAGACTGATGATGTAAAAGAGGTCGAGCTGTCTGATGACGAAATATTAGATAACCTAAAGCCAAAAGCTCAAGAAAGGTTTAAAGATCTAGTATCTCGTAATAAGGATTTAGAAGGTCGAATAGAAGAGTTGAACCCATCACAAGCTATGGCCGAACACGTTCTAAACTCTGGAACACAACCCGACCAACTCAACTTTGCTCTCGATATATTTAAATCTTTGAATTCTGGAGATTGGGATGCCGCTCGTGGTGCGTTATCTAAACTAGATCAATTTTCTAATGTCATAGCCGAAAGGCTTGGCGTGCAAGGGGTGCAGGATAACGAAAAGTCATCGTACTCTGATTTCGAAGATTTGTCGAAGGCTGTAGATGACCTTGAGATGTCTAGCGAGTGGGCTAATAAGTTAGCTGCACAGAGGATTCAAGCTAACTCTATTAACCAATCTAGGCAAGAGTTTTCTCAACAAACAGAAGAATCGTTTAAGCAGCAGCAAGCTTACGACGCAGAGCAGTCTACAGCGTATAACGATATAAAGTCTTGGGAGGATGGCATCAAAACATCTGATGCTGACTTCGAATCCAAACGTGATATAATGTTGGACATTGGAGAGAAGATAGCTAATTCCGGCGTAAGCCCCAGTAGTTGGCTTCCTCTTCTCAAAAATGAATACGATGTTCTCACGCGAGGGATGTCACTTGCCTCGAAAAGAACAAACGCTAGTAAACAATCTGGGCCTCTAGCTCCCAGTAGCTCAGGTGGCGGCGCGGTCGATAGTGCTGAGTTAAAAACTGCGGAGGTTACTCCAGAGTTTTTACAGCATCACTTAGACCAATTACATAACAGGTGAAGGGTGTAATAGCTGGGACCCACCCGCCCAGTAGCACAAGAAATGCATTCGTGCGGCAACCCTGTAAATAGATTAACTACTTTAACCAATAACAGGAAATATCATGGCAACAAACACTGCCCTAAATAGTAATGATATTACCCAGCTGGGTTATGTAGCTCTTCAGAACTATCTGAAAAATAAACCTATCGATCAGGTGGCTCAGGAACGTCCTTTGCTAAAAGCTCTTACGGCTAAGAAAAAGCCTTGGGGTGGCGGTAAAGAGAACATTGTTGAGCAGCTGCGAACGGGATATGACAGTAACTTCCAGTGGTTTGGTGAACATGCAAGTACCAAAAACACTACGGACACTGTCACCTATAACACTCGCGATACCGTACGTCAAGCGTACTGGCCGTGGTGTTCGGCGCATGATGGTTTCTATTTCACTGAAGACTTCTTACTCGGTAACGGTATTATCGTTACAGATTCCGCACCCCGGAATTCTTCATCTGCTGGCCTAGTCCAGCTAACCAATATCTTCAACGAAGGCATGGAAACTCTGCGCCTTGGCTTTGAAGAGATTCTCGATCTTTCGCTTCACATGGATGGTACTATTGACCCGGGTGGTTCTGGTACTAGTTCGAGTGGTCGTATCATAAACGGTCTCGACTTTATTGTTGATATCAAAGATACTGCTAGCACCGTTGGCGGCATTACAAAAACTGCTCATACCGGTTCTAACTACTGGAACAACCATTGGAACGATGGCTCTGGACTCAATGATACTGGCGCTACCGGCACCGGTGTTACAACTGCTACTTTGTTAGACTCAATGACGGCTATGTGGCGTGAATGTCAGAAAAATGGCGGAAGCCCTGATCTGATCCTTGCGGGTTCTACCTTCATTGACAATTTCCGAGAAGCAGCTAACTCGGCCGTATCGCGTTATGCGGTTCAACCGACCCAGCAAGCACAGATGCCTTGGAATCTAGATCCTTCTGTTGAAGTCAAGAATGGTGGCACGTTCACCGGCCTTTACTTCCAGGGTGTTCCAATTCTTTGGGATCCGACGTTTGACGGTGGATGCACTACGAAAGACAGCTCTGCTACTTACGATTGGAAGCGTCGCTGCTACTTCCTCAACACCAATCATCTTGCTCTTCGTCCTATCGAAGGCAACGATATGGTTGCGAGAAAGCCGCCGCGTCAGTACAATAAGTACGAGTACTACTGGGGTATGACATGGCGTGGTTCTTTGACGGCTAACCGTCTGAACTGTCATGGCGTTCTCTGGAGTGTCGCGTAAAACCTTTGGGAAAGGGGGAGCCTGATCGCTCCCCCCGACCCTTTTTTATAGGGAGATATCAATGTATCAAGTTCCTAGAATTTTGATCAAAATCGATAACGATCAGTTTACTAAACCTACAAAACGAATACCGTCTCACGAGTTACCTTTCTACTTAGAAAGATATGGTCCTACAGTATCTGTCGAAAGTAAAACAGAAGGTACTTTTGAGGTTAAAAACATTCAAG